TGTTTTAGAAAATTTAAGACTATCAACGTAAGCTTCAATATGATCTTTAACAGCTTTAGATGTAGGAATTGTATCATCAGAATCTTGAAGACCTGATGCAGTAACATCAATTTCAACCTGTGCAACATTGCCATTGCCCGATCCAACCTTACCTAAAAGTTTATTGCCTGCTACTTGTTGTACCTTACCAAGACCAATTGAGTTATTAGCAACATTAGAATTATCAACTTTATTCTCTAAAGAAGTTATTTTTTCGATGATGCCGTTCGTCTTCTTTCTCCAATCGTTTAGATTATCACTAAGTTCAACACCACCCGCTGGTGAGTCAAATATATCAAAATTTGTAGAATCCATTGCCATGTTACTATTTATCTAATATTAAAGTGTTAAGTATTTGTTTTAGCTCGCTAATTTCAGTCTTTAGAGATTCTATTTCTTCTTCTTGAAACTGTTGTTTTTGACTATTTTTCTTTGCCGACATTCTTGCATTATAAGCCGATTCATCTTTATTAATAAGTACTCCTCGACTTTTTCTTATAAATTTGCTTTTCATTATAGAGATGCAATAATTCTAAGGTTCTTAATTTCAGGGACGTAGGCCAGATTTGAAGATCTAAACAGAATTTTAATAGCAACTTGATCAAATTCTTCGCCATCATTAGATGAACCTTCGTAATGTACTTCACCGAATTGATAGTTAGAACTCACTGGAACTATACTATCTGTTTCAATCTTAGTCCACGGAATAGCATCGAAAGATTTGCCAGAAGTTCTATCACCAAATCTAGCATAAACTTCAATCGATGTAGATTCATCTGGTCGAACAGCATCAAAGTAAACATCAACTTGATCAGAAGGATTTTCGAGTTTAACACTCTTTGTAATATACCTTGCAGCACATTGGCCGTCATCTTCTGTTGTTTCAAACTCGTTTGAGTCGTTAACAATATTATCAAATGTAACGAGGGAAATACGATCTAAATCGACCACCGGGGAAATTTTAGAATCGGTTGTAGTAAGCTCCGCTTGAAGTTTTAGCTGATCTATACCAGACTCACCGTGTCCACTATTAAAATCATGTGTAACACGCTTACCTGTATAAATCAATTCTCCGGGAAATACTGTATATGCATCAGTTGCACTATCATTTAATGTATAATCAACACTTACTTCAGGAAGAAGCATATCTTGAATAATAGGAAGATATGCAGAAGCTTTCCAAACATCTCTTTGGGCTTCGGCCGTTGCGGTTGAAACAGGAAGAAGGGTTTGTGGTGCTCCACCATTATCGGTTAAGGTAATTAATGCCCCTGGGCTTCCACTATTATCTGCTCTTAATTGAATTAGGTGGCTGTGAGAAACTTCATTTCCATTAGAGTCAACTGTTAATGCGTGGTATGTATCTCCGTCCGTTAAACCACCAATTTCGTTTCCACCATTCTTTTTATAGGTAAATTGTTGACCGTTAACTGCTTCAAGGACATTAGAAGGAAGAATGATTCTATTATTAGGATGATCAACACCTGTATCATCAGCTTTAATACTGATTTCACTAGGAGCAGCAATAACAACATCAGGAATAGATGTATAACCAGCGCCGTTTGTTACAACTTCGATATAATCAATAACTCCTCCTTTTTTAATAAAGGCTTTAGCAGTTGCTTGATTTTCACTTGTAGCTCCTCCACTTGTTACTCCTCCAATAGTTATTTTAGGAGGACCACCAAGATAACCAGAACCTCCGTTAGTAACATTAATGTATGTGACTTGCCCTCTTTGTGGTGAAAGGCCTGTGAACAATCCTGTCTGAGAAGTGGTTTTAAAATCAGCCCTGTTTAGTGTAAACTTAAGATCTTTATTTTGATCAGGTGTCCATGTTGATGCGTTCTGACTCTTAAGAAGAACACCCATATTGACATTCTTATTAATAGTTTCAGCATTTGTTCCAACATCTGTGCCACCAACCTCAGCGTGCCATACTCTGTATCTTGCGCTATTTGATATTAGAACGATAGCATATTCAACACCAGGCTGTAAGTAAACTGGTGTATCAAACATAAACTTTGTTGCCAATGCCGCAGTAGCATTCGGAATGACTGCTCCAGGAAGCTTAGTTACTCGTGAGAATGGAATTGTTTTTTGTGTAGGAATTCCATTCTCAACCGAAACAATACTCAGTTCAACAGGTAAGTTAGGATCTCTTTCTTGGAAGAAAATATCAACTGAAGAAAGGAAAATGCCGGTAGGCTCATTTCCAATCATAAATGTTTGTGCAATAGGATCTCTACGAACCACACGTGAACTTATTAGCACGTTTCTTCTTTCTTGAAGACGTGTTCTTTCTAATACAAGCTGCCGCGTTGAAAGAATTGTTTGTTGACGAGTTTCTAATAATCCTTTAGCATGGTAAGTACTTTCAGCCGAGGAAAGTTCTAAAACTCTGTTATTAAGTGCACTGTCGGTGAGTCGAACTTGTCGTGAACCTGTACGGAACCTGAGAACATCGTTATTAGGAATAACAAACCAACCATCAACTTCACCAGCATCATCTGAAACTATTCCTGAGTTAATTGACGGTGTAGCTCCTGGTGACATAAGAGCAGGTCCTTCTAGGCCTTCGTATCTTGTAACATCTGTTCCTCCTACGGCCGCAACCTCACCTCCGAATTGAACAAATGCTTCATCGTCAGTAGCGTAAGATGTAATGTTAACATCATCAAAATAAAGGAAGAAAGTAGTATTCGGCTTAAGCATACTTGCTTTAAAGTGCACCTTTCGAGAACGAATAAATGGAACAAAGGTGACATTCAATACTCTATCATCAATTACTTCTCTTTGGAAGTTTTCTACAAGAGATGTTTGGATACCTTCTCGCAATTCTCTACGGAATGTGTCGATACGTCTCCTTCTTCGGGAAACGCGTGTCCTTGTGCTAAACGTATCTGTTCTTCCCGTTCTATTCCAGAATGACCACCGAGCTGGTGACCATTCACTTTCCCATTCATTCCACTCTGTGCCTAATATGTTTGGATCATTTGCAATCTGTTGTATAACAGCGCTATTATCACCGTCAATGTTTGTGATAATTTCAGGAACATTATTAACGTCTTTCCATTCATCACTAGATGGTGAAAGTTCAAGGTTCCCGCTCCAAGTTGCAACATCATAAGGATTAACACTAATGTGATCTGAAGCATATGGTTGATCAACTAGTACCTTTTCAATAAAGTCAAGTGTAAGAGAATTTTTACGTTTTCCAGAATATGATGTAGTTGAAATGGTCTCACCGTTCCAAGAACTAACAGGCTCTCCGTTCCCACCCATTCCGCTAATATAACTCCACCGAGCATTATCGGAAAGATACATCGGACGTGCTGTAAAGTTATCTCGATCAATTGCAGCGCGATAACCAGAACTATTAGTATCTCCAACGCCGTGTCCTCTAAACGAATCAGTAATAATACCACCTTTAAATCTTGGAAGACCGTCACCATCGTTGATTTGTGTTTCAGTAGCTTCAGATTCTAATTGTGATAATGCTGTGTAATATTCAAGATTGTGAATACGCTGTTCAAGACCACCAATATCACTCATCGTATATCTACGATTTTTGGCTACATCAATTTCCAAATCATCAAGCGAATATAAATACCCTGGCTTTTCAATTCTGTAAAGTATTAAAGAATCCGAAGGTATTGACGGATATATTGGATTTTGAGATGCGTTACCTTTTACATATTTAAGTTCACCTAGCTGAGATAAAGCTATAATATCTCGTCGTGCTTTATAGTAAGTAAAATCGACATTAGTAATTGAATTTGGTTTAGTCTCTCCACCTTCAGTAGAAATTTCAATTGATTGTCTAAAGTCTAAACAATTTGATAATTTAAGATCTTCATATTGTGGAATATCTTCTAAATCAACAAGTGTTGAACCATTAGATTTATAGTATGAATTAGCTGCAAATACTCCAGATGTTGTATGAGTATAATGATCAAAACTAACAACTACAGCTGCAGATTTTAAACTTTGCGATCCTTTATAAACAACTTGTGAAAAACCATAATGTGTGTCGGATTGTCCGCTAAACAATTCAAAATCAGAAACAGGCAACAAATCGTTTCCATCGTGTGTTACACCAGTAATACTATATACATCCACTTTATTCAAAGTAATAATATCGCCATGCCCTAAAGTCCGTGTTTCTGTATATGTTGAAGACGTTTGTGTTTTAACACCTAGTTCTGCTTTTACTTCAGCAGGATAAAAAACTACAATAGCATCAGTATTTGAAGGAGCAGTTGTTCCACCTGCCCGCCTAAGTTTAATTGTGGCAGTTGTACCACTAATCGTAACATCCTTTGCGAATGTTTCGCCATCTGTGCTATCAGTTCCGGCATTAGCCTGAACAATTACATAATCTTCTGGATCTGTACTTATAAAATTTTCTCCGGTTCCTGCGGCAATTGTAATAACCCCGGCCGAAACATGAGTAGCTGCTTTACGTCTCTGAACAATACGTTTTGAATTTGTGTCGTTGATTTCTTTTACATCGTATCCTCCAAGAGGATACACCATCCGCGAAGCATTTTCACCAGTATCTTTAAGTTCAAACCCGGTGCTATTTTGTAAAACTGTATTTGATTCAGCATCAGTAGCACTAGGATCTAACGCAAGAGCTTTCGCTTCTTTAAGCTTTTTACCGGCTATTAATTGTATATCAAATATGTAAAGCCTTTTAGAAGCTTGCGCTCCTGTTGGTGCCGGTGTGCTAGAAATGTTATCAAGACCATTTTCAATTGCATGAATTCTGCAAGTGCCAATTACCACGTTCGAGTCAGAACCAGTAGCAGCTTTAAAAAGTTTATATTGTTTATTCGGAGCAAACTGAAAAAGATTAACATCAGCAATTTCTATTTTTCCTGCGTTATTATTACCATCATTAGAATCAGTAAGTGATCCTTCAATAAATTGTCCACGATTAGTTGATAGCTTATAATTAGTTTCAGTTCCTTCATCAGAAGATTCTCTTCCTTTATCGCAAACAACATCCTGTTTATCTTCAAGCTCTACACGATAACCTTGGACATATGCAACTCCGGGTTCAACACCTACAACAAATCTTTTCTTACCCTCAGTCGTAGCAGTTGCAGTATCAGTAACATTTGGAAGAAGAGCGTTTGCTTCTGATCCATTAAATATCTCAGCCGCTGTATATTTACCGCGGTTACCAGAAGAGTCATTAAAGTATTCACGAACTTCGTTCTTAAATGGATTAAGAACATATGAACCACTTTCTTCTTGAGTTCTTTCTGCAAGTGCTTTACCAAGCTCGCCATATTCAGTACGAGCAGGGTTTACAACACCATCTTCTTTAATATCAAGAAGGTTAATACGCTGCTGACCACTTTCAACATTATCGTCATCTAAAGGAATAAACTTAAGATCGAGGGAAATTTTATAACGATCCGCACCGGGCGCATTAATATTTGGCTCGCCATTTGCGTTATCATTAAGTGAAGAATCTGCAGAACTTGTTACAACACTTTCCGTGATATCAAACACAGCAGAACCACTTAACTTAGAAATAACACCAGTATTATCGACTGCTTTAACAGAAAAAGCTGATGCAGCATCAGTATGAACAAAGTGGCCTTTAATAAAAAACACACCTTCATCTTGAAAAACACCACCTGCATAAGCAAGAACACCTTTATTAGTTCCACCAACATTTACGTTGTATGTAGCAAAATTTTCAGTATCAGTAATTGGAGAGTTGGATACACCATTGAGATTGATACTTCCACCTCCATCAATTGAAAGAGCAAAAACATTATTATTTGAAATATTATCAAAATCGTCTCCCCCTATTGGTTTAAGATAAAAATAATAACCATCAACATTGTCCGTAATCTTTTCAGCTTTTAAGATCTTAGCTCTTTTGGTGCCGAGGGTTATCTCTTTACCAGCCAGAGAAGTGAGCTCTGCTGCAGTTATAATAGCTGAACCAAGAGTAACACCAATTCTTCGAATACTTGAATCATATGTTGTATAACCTCCTAAAACTCGGTCGCCTTCTTTAAATATGTGACGACCAAATTTATCAATCTGATCTTGAATATTAGATTGAAGCTGGTTAAGCTCTCTTACTTGAACGCTTCTCCCAGGACGAAATAAGATGCGAAGATATTTATTATCTTGATCAAAATCATCAAAATGGGGTGTGTCAGAATATGTGGTGATTGCCATAAAATTTATTTATTATAATTGTATGATAAGCTTTACTTCTTCAGTTTGAGAAGATCCGCGTTGGAATGGTGCTCTATTCTCATGAAAAATAACTTCACCGTTTGTTATACCAGTCGGAGGAGAGTCATACGCGTTATACTCTGGTCTGTATGTACCTACAGTGTCTGTACTTGCGATTGTAGACGAACCTGATTGAACTCCAGTGACTGGTAGAGGATCAATAAAATTAACATCAGGATTTGAATTCTGGTGATAGTAAAGATTCTTTGTAGCAGCATCGTAATAATCAAAATAGAACTTAGCAGATCCGCACGTAAGAACATCACCTTGAGAAAGACCATCAATAACTGAAGCACTTGGTGTACCAGTGAGCTTAACATATTTAAGAGCATCCAAAACACTTTCACCTGTAGCACCAGAAGTTTCGTTTTTGTCTGTGGGATTCTCTCTTGTAAAGTTTTTTAGAAGTGATACCTGTCTGAAATCAATAATTGCTGCATCATTGTCAGTTTCTTGATTTACAAACTCAGCTGTAAGACCAACAAACCATGTTGGAAGAATATTGATTGCGTTAGCAGCATAACCATCTACAGGCGCAACAGTAGCATGAGCTGTTGCTCGTGTTCCACTTGATGCAGCGATCGCAACTGTCACATATTTAACACGACCTGGTATATCGACGGGCGAACTTAAATGATTGGTATCAATGTGATCCCAATAGCTTTCTGAACCGTCAGGGTATGGACTTTGGTCCGCGTCAACCAAATCTATGCGAGTAACAGCCCCACCGTCTACAATTGCTCGAGCAGTGATACCGGTATCGACCACATCACCATCATAATCAACTGCTGTGATAACTACTTGTGGAGGGTTGCTATATCCGCTTCCTCCATTCGTAATTCCAATGTGGCTAATAAGGCCACCGGTTTTTTGTTTTTCAGCAGGCTGAACATTAGGCGAACTATTAATAGGAACAAACTGATTAGTTACAAGAGGATCACTACTATCAATATTAGCAACGTGCGCCCAAACATAACCTTGCGCATCACCTTTAGCAGTAACTCCATAAGTGGAAGCAGCTGCTGGTTCTGTATTAGAACCGGCCACTGCAGTAAAATTAGATGTTGTAGCAGTGTTAGAAAGGCAAAGATAAACTTTATTATTGTTTGTTACTACACAAGGATAAAGATCGCCTGAGGTATAAAACATATCATCATCAGCTTCGTCATAAACCTTATACTTTCGGCCGTTTTTCCATGGGTTTTTTGCAATAAGCTGTTTAACACCTGTAGCTGCTACGTCTTTCAATACTGAAAGATTTGAAATAACATCATGATCTTCTTGAATTGTTCCTTCTGGTGAAGGCGGCGAGAATCCAGTAGTGCTTTCTAAATTGCCATTAGCATCAGCTTCCCAAGGATCAGCTTTACCAAGACCAATAGAATATCGGTTATTAGTTCTGTATGGCCAGGAAGTCGCGCTTGGGTTTTCTGATGATGAATCAAAATTTGAATCAGCAGAAGCTTTTATATCGTTCACTAAAAGTCTAGCTTGATTTCTACGAAAATCGTCTGTAATAATTGCAGGCATAAGTTGTTTCTATTTAAAGTTATTTATAATGTTTACGCAAGGATATTTTATTCTTGTACACAATTTTCTACACCACCAACCAAGGTACAAACTTCACTGCCCTTTGGATATTTAAGTTCAACTGATGGTTGCGGTGCTTCTTCGGCGTCAAGTCTATTTGCTACATATTCTTGCTGGTATTCATTAATTAGTGATGAAAGAGGTTGTTGAAAAATGTTTAATTTAGAAAGTTGTGTTGGATCATCCCAAAAACCTCTTTCGTAATAATGAGCAGCGTTAATTTGGTTTGACCAGTTGGTTGATACATATTGCATCTTCGCTTTAATACCAATACTACGATTTAAGTTATTAGCGTTAGGCCTTCCAAAAAGTGGAAAGTAGTTTTCTGCAACTGAAATAATTTGCTCATTGATGTATGTTGAAAACCAACCTGGTTGATATCTTGGTGTGTGTGAACCTTCGTATGAATCAAAACCGCGAAGTCTAGGAGGCCTTAAAGACGCGAACCATCCTTCAGTGTCATCGGGTGTTTGTTCGTATTTTTCAAACTTATCCCATCGGCTATTTGAATTAGCAAATATGTCGACTAAAACAAAAAATTTCATACCAGCCGGATGTACTAATCGTTGGAATGCGCTTTCCCACCTTGAAGCTTCAACATTAGTTCTAATCCTATAACTATAATCCTGCCAAAAGTTCGAATCTTGAATTTTATCAGCATTTGACAGAAATCCTGAATCCTTTGTATAGACGCCACTAACACCTTCACCATTAAATGTTCCTGCAGAAAGTTTAAATAAGTTGTCTCCTGGATAATAAACATCAACTAACGAATCAAACATTATTTGAAAGAAAACACTAACACTTTCTGGTGTACCTTTTATTCGATAATAGTGAACAATTCTTTTATATAGAGTATTGCGATCAACAACATTCGAATTAGGAACGATCTTAGCAATTTCACTTTGAATAGCATCTAAATATTTTTCAGATGTTACATCAATATCACCTTCATCAATAATATGATCTAGCTCATAGGAAGCATATCCTTCACGATTTAAATAGCTATAATATTCCTCCATAAAGGAAATAAGATTCGCTGCAGAATCACGAAGATATTGCGGAACCAATTCCCGAACTTTGTCTCTTTCGTGATTTGAAGGTCTATAATTTGCTATTGAAGTGTGCATTAATTCTAGCGAGGTGTTGTTACATAATCATCTATACCTGAGGTTCCTCGGGTTGCGATAGTGTCGACAGTAGATGTAATATTAGTGTTTTGTAAATCAATTTCGATTATTTGATTTCTCTTAGGTGCGATGTCATTTGATTCGGGTCTAGCGAATAAAGTAATTATCGTATCTGTGTCAACATTAAAATCATTAATTTCTATAATACCTGTTGAGGTATCAATTGTTCCAACATTTCTAGCATCTACAACTTTAACCCCGTCAGAACTAAAAAAGCAGCGCGATATGCTACGAATATTTTCAACACTTGTTTCTTCATCCTGTAAGTAGTATGTGATTCCTCCACTTACAAAACCGCTTGTTGAGATTAAAGACTCTGTAGGATCAGAAGGATTATCAAGAGGGAAATTGAATTCTAATTTGTATGTTGTCGTATTTGCGTTTCTAGCTATGAATTTTTTCAAACAATAAACACGGGCGTATGAACTAACGATAGAAGGATCTAAGTCACTAATGTATTCTAAGAATTGCGAGTAGCGGAATACTCCATCGAATGTTTCAAGATTGTCGTCGCTAAACTTTGAAACACCATCTCTGACTAACGCTGAAATGCTACCAGCACCTTTATTTGTAGTAGCAGAGTTGTAGTTAACAAAAATATCAAAATAAATAAATGTAAATTCAGGATCTACGAATTTTGGTCGAACAGTTAAAATACCTTTTGAATCTAAGATAGGAAGTAACGTATTTTTTTCTGTTTCTGTAAGTGTTGCCGCATTTGCTGGTTTAGCTGAAATAAATACTCGGCCGTATTCTGGAGGATCGTTATCTTCTCCGCCCCATACTGAAATTGCTACTGCTGTTGAGTTAGAACGAATTAATGCTTTATAGTCATCAGTTGTAACTGCTCGGTTTTGGGAAAGAAATTGTAAAGGCGCGTTTGATCGAATACTTTCAACACTTTCCTTGCTGCCTCCACCTGAAGATGCCCCCGCAATACTAATTGTTGGTGCGGGCGATAAGCTAGTGTTTGTAAATACAGAAACTCCATTTGCTGCAGCACCTTTTGTGGAAAGATATTTAATTTGTATAACAGAACCTGGGAGAGGTTTCTTACCAATAACATTGTCTCCAAACGAGATTTCAAATCTTCCGTTAGGATTTTCATTAATAAAGTAAACATTTGAATTGCCATCAATTCCAGGCAACTCAGAAAATTGTGTGTATGTTTCTGTTTGTGTAGTACCGATTGAATCACTTACGCTAACAACAATTTTTGAACGATCAACATTGACATCTGGTATTTCAAATTTAAGGTTTGCTACTTTATCATCAAAAAGATATTCCTTTCTTTTAATTGCACCTTCATGCGCAGAAAACGGCAAAGTAGGATTGTCAACATCATCAAATACAACAAACGAATATGATTGATTATTAAGAGTATCAGTTGCTGTAAATGTTGTACCTTCTTTAATTTCTGTAATAGAAGAATCTAAATTGCTTAATGTTATTGTGATAGCAGCAGCAGAAACACTTTTTGGTGTGTACCCTAATGATTTCGCACGAGCTACAACATTCTTACGAAGTTGGGCCGAAGAAATAAATGTTTCATTCGCAGCAAGGTGTGCAAGAACAGCATTATAGTGTGTGTTATGGGCAAGGATGTCAAGAATAAGATTTAAACCAGAACCATCAAAATCAAAATCCTTAAATGGACTATCAGTAAGTTTATAGTAATTTTTAATTTCGTCTTTAATCGAATCGAAATCAAGTTCAGTAATATTGAATTGTTTAATGGCCATAGTTTTTATCTAATTCGGTCGAGGTAAAAAGACACCTCGGTGTTTATATTTGTATTCCTTATTTGAAAAATGATAGTTGCAAGAAGTCTGTTATAATCTGCATCCAATTGTATTTCAACCTTTGGATCAGTGACACGAGGTTCGTGTTCTTTGATAACACGAAGCACTTCGTCTCGTATACCAAGAGCTGTGAATTGATCAGTGTTTTCGAAAAGATATTGTGTAACATTACACCCAAGTTCAGGGTGAAACGGCCGGTCGGAAAAATTACTTAGCACAAGTATCTTAACAGCTTGTCGTATTGCCTGAATATCTGTAACAGGACGAATGTCTTTTGTGTTTGGATGAGGAATAAAATTAAGTGGGATGTCAGCAAAAAGACCAGAAGAGTCTACAGCAAGATCTCTTGGTGCTTGCTCGTTAACATTGAAATCTGATCTTAATCCCATATTACTATTTATATCGAAACTACCCCGATTACGTCAGGAAGATTACCTTCTCTTAATATTAATTCTTCATATAATCGAATACCTTCTTTTACATTCACCTTTGGATCAAGAAGCTCCCGAATATTCACATTTGGACAGGTCAGTGGATTAATACTAAACAGGCCTAAGCGTTGAACTTCTTTCAAATTGCCTGTTGAGGAATATGATCGAGTGGTTGTTATAAAGTTTGCGTTTAACTTCGAAGACTTTTTCATAAGAGATATGAAGTAGTTCGCATATTCTTCAGGATCACCATTAGTGACTTTATGGACTACTGAATTTCCAGGAACAAATTTATTGAGCTTCGATGCACGAACTCTTTCTTCGATTTCAACACGAAGAAACTTTTCCCGCACAATTCCATTTACATCTGGTTTAAGATAGATTGATTTCATAAGATTAATTGTTGATTATATAGAGTCTTTATTTACCCCGCTATTTCAAGGTGCGGTCCATCGTAAAAGGTCTTAAAGTCACCACCCCACTTAACTGTTACACCTTGCTCTCTACCAGCTTGTTGAAATAATCTAGCCATTTTTTCTAACTCAACTGGATCATATAATGTACCCTTAGGATTACGGTTATTGATACCTTTGCCCTTTTGCCACACGATATCAATTGCGCGACCTGTTTGATGCTTAGATCGTCCACCTCTCACGTATGTTACAATCGGTCCTGGTGTAGTTCGGCCCTGAGCATATAATTGATTCTGTCTTTCTGGAGAACGATACCCTTCAGTAATTCGGAAGTCTGCTCCTAATTCTCTTGCTCTTTTTATTATCGAAGGCCATCTTGGATCTAACCCTTCTTCAGCTTTCGCTTGAGGTGTTGCAGTGCTTGTTACAGGAGTAGAATCTTTTTTCGCTTGAGGTGTTGCAGTGCCTCTTACACGAGTAGAATCTATTTCCCCCGCAGTAATTTGTTCAACAATGGCAAGAAGACCTACTACTAATATTTTCTCGTCAATAAGACTATGAAGTTTATTAATAAGTTTATCAAAGAAGTTTACGTCGTCTTGATCTACAGTACTAACGATAGCGCCTGGATAAAGCGCACCCTTTTCAACATATTCAACAGGAGTCCATAATTGAACAGACTTTATATCAGGAGTGATTTGTGAATTAGTTGATTTAAATAGTGCATTTTCGATTTGTTCTCTTGCTCCAGCAACTAATGATTCAAAATATTGTATTCTATAATAATCTTTAAAGGTATCCTTTTCTTCTAATTTTAGCCATGTTTGCAAGCCCTGGATGCTTCCCTGCGCCTTCGCCGTCTGATATTCAGGCGTGTGAAGCAGGCGATCATGTCTTGTTGTAATCGGTTCCTTCTCAGAATAATTTACACCTTCTGTCTTATTTTGGTTCGCTGTGGTGTTATCCGGTCTAAATCCTGTCGGATTACTACGAACTTCGTCATTCGTTCTATTTCCACCTGTAATATCAACAGCGTCTTGACCACGTGTTAAGCCTTGCCTTTTAAAATTGTAGATTTCTTCGAGCCCTCCGGTCTGTTTTCCAAACTCATCGAATTTAACGTTCTCGGCACTAATACGAATCGATTCTATCTCAGGATCTCCGAGATAAAACCCTTCTGCTGTCGGAATGTTATCTTTGGGATCCCTTATAATACGGTTGACACCCGCGTCATCGATATAAGATGCTATTCCCGTTACTGGGTCAATAAAATCTGCTGCTGAATTGCTCGTAAAAGCGCCCATTCCATCGAAGCTTTTTGGAATATTATCTTCCCCCAAAATATTTGCTAAATCGATTCCTGCCTGATCGACATCTGAAATAGGCTCAATAGATCCACTATTCGAAGATTGAGAACCAAATTGAATAAAAGGATCCAATAACAACTTTCTCCACTCCTCATTATAGATCTCGCGAGCAGCTCTCGCCATTTCCTCGTTATAACCAGTATTGTTTTGTACATCATCCTGCGACACACTATCCTGAGGCATTGGTCTTATAAATCCTCGCTCGGCCGGCACGATAGGCCTATCTGGCGGACTCGGAGCTTTTTCCTTCTTGACTAATTTACCATCATCATCTGTCTTAGCCTTATCAGTAACAAACTGACATATATCGAATCCTCCGAGGTTCCTCACACTATCAATGACACCTTCGATATCGTCAACAAGACCATCCCACTTTTCTACTAACTTCTGATACGCATCTTCTCCCTTATCCTTTAGATCACTAATATCCTTAGCCAGATTTTCTATTTGAGTAGTGTCTGGTAGCATGTCATTTAAACCGTCCTTAAACCCCTGGACCATTTCGTCGATTTTAGAAAGGCCTATTGAGTCCACTGCGGAGTCGACTGCTGCCTTCACACTATTCTTTAATTCGTTGATTGATGGTATATCTATGTCACCGACTTTAAGACCTAAGTCTGCAAGGTTACCACACTTAGTTATATCTAAACCTGGGAACGCACCAGCGACTGCACCATACACAGCTAATGCATCTTCTAAACTTGGTGTATCGTCAAAGCCATCACCA